ATGAAAATACTCTCTAAAAAGTTTCCCTTTGACGTTTTCGGTACTCCTGCGGCTGCCGGGGATGCTGATATTTGTCCTAAGTTGGAGATTCTAGATAAGAAATTTGAATTATGCATTATTCTTGATGCTCTCAAAATTCTCAAGATCCCTACAATAATCGCCTTTATTCTTTGGAGTATTCAGAGTTTATGAATCGTTTTTTAATCGCTGGCCTTTTTGACTGGTTGGGGGATGCTGCTAAGGCTATCGCCTCGGGTATATTGGCCGTAATTGGTCGCGTCCTGGCCTCCTTTTTCTCGTTCTTTAACGATTTCGCTTGCGGACTGATTGACATTGTCGGCGCGTTCCTCCCTGCAACTCCTCCGTCGCTTCAGGTATCTTCCCTAGTGTCCTCTGTTGGGGGGGCTATTCCCTTTGTCGGTAAGGGTGTAGTTTCCGAGATTTTCCTAACTATCGCTTCATTCGGTGCAGTAATCCTTGCTATCAAGATTTACAAGCTCATTCCCTTCAAAATGACTTAGTAGTGTTCCACGGTTCCGTGGTATACTATTACATGTACATTAGTCGAGGATAGGTTCTTATTCGTGAGTAAATATGGGACTACGTTAACGATCGCTCTTACTTCTGAACAAGCTGCATGCTTTGAGGAAATGGCAAAATCAGCGGGTTTTATGTGGGGGCGTTTTGGTAATATTAGCGGGTTTCTCCGTGCCATCGCTGACGGTTATTTTGAGATTGTTCCTGTTTCTGCTATTCCCTCCGACACTGGTTCTGATTGTGATATTTCTGATTTTGAGGAACAAAAATAATGACACCTAAAGATAGAGCTGCTTTAAAAGCTAAAACTGCTTTAAATCTTCTTACGCTTCGTAAGTATTATCACGTGATTGATTCGATTGTTTGCGATAAAGAATTGATCCGTGATACTGAAGCTTATTGGATTCTTTGTAGTGCCCTTCCTGAGATTGATAAACTTATTGAACACATGGAGTCTCGGTCGTGACTATAACTGGTATCTGCGGAGAGATTGGCTCAGGTAAATCATTTCTCCAACTTAAATATGCTCTCGATCAGTGCGCTCTCAAACACAAGGTTTTGGTTTCCAACTTTGCTATCAATCCGATAGCTCTCAAAAAATACGCGGTTGCCATTAAATCGCCATATCTTATATGGATGGCCGATAATCAGCGCTATGTCTGTATTTCTGCCTTGTCGTCCCTTGCGGACATGATGAAATTTCCCGGTTCTGTGGTTTGTCTTGATGAAGCTGGAATCTTTCTAAATTCTCGCGAGTTCTCCAAAACTCCCAAATCCCTTTTAACTGATTTAGCACAGTCTAGGAAAGATGGGATCGATCTGGTTTACTGCGCTCAATTTGATGCTCAAGTTGATTTACAATTCCGGCAACTTACCCAATTCTTTGTTTATTGCGACGCACTTACCGCTTATGATCCGACTACTCGCCGTCCGCGCCTGGTGTGGAAATATTATTCGTATTTCAAGGCGAATGCATACTGGCATTGGGTTTCTAATCCCAAGGCTCGCGCCTCTGCTATTCGTACTTGGATGGCGGCTTTCGACACGAAGTATGGACCATTATCTCCCGCTGATACATTACTATTCGGTGTTTTTGATTCGTTTGGTCGTCTGGACTTTCAAGAGGGTGGCGCTTTTTCTCTTGCCTCTAATATTGATATACTTGATCGTAGTACTTATCGCGATACTCATCGCTGCGCTCTTCTCCGTCGTAAAATGATCAAATATCATCGCATGGGTTTGTATGACAAGCTTTGTTACCCTGATATGATGCCTTTGTACTTAAAATATTTCCGTAAACAGTTGTCACAATGAAATAAAGCCCGAATTACAAGTTCGGGCCTTTCGTTTACTCATCCCAGAAGCTAACCAGGAAGTTACATTATGTTATCACAAGTTGACCAAGGAAAATTAGCCAGGGTTTCCCCTCCACTCGGGGGGGTCCCTGGCGTCTTCCCTTTGACCCGGTCTAGTAATACCGGGTTCATTTGCCAAAGTTCGGACATGACCCTTGGGATAGACTATTTAACTTTTGTCTTCCCTATTCCTGATGAATCTCTGGTACGGGATATTCTAGATTCATGTGCACTCAACTTCATCTCATCTACTGAGTATCACTGGGACCAGGGGCGGTTTATTGGTAGGCAGTTTGCGAACTGGGCGAGTTCTCCTCATGGCATGATTGCGACGTGGAACCTGCCGGGGCAGAATGATGATCTAGGCTCGCTTCGGCTTTGCCTCTCCGGCAAGTGTTTGCAACGCATTTCGGTTCCTCATTTAATTCCTGTCATGCTTCGTTGGTTGTCGCTCCTGGGCGCTAAATGCAATAGGATCGATCTTAAGGCAGACGACTATAGCCGATCTATGCTTCCTCAAGACTTGATCGATGCCTATCAGGCTGGCAATTATTCCGGTTTTAGATTCGCTCACTATCAATCTGATTTATCTGGATCTGTGTATGACTCCGGCTGGACTTTGTATCTCGGTCGCCGCACGTCTGATCGATTTACTCGCTATTACAATGCCAAGCCTTTGCACGATATCGATGCATTCAGGTGGGAAACTGAATATAAGAATGAGATTGCCAATGTGATTGCTCACGCGATTGCTAAATGCGATGATGATGAAATACTATCTAATATGATATCCGGATTACTAGCGGGAAATATTGCATTCATTTCTAGGGACGCTACTACAAGGGCCTCGCGGTGCGAACCGCTCCGGTTCTGGTCGGAGTGGCTCACCAAATTTGCCGAACCAATAAGGTTTGGGGTGGCTAAAATTGAACTGACTATAGAACGATCAATCGCATGGGTAGAGAAGTCTGTAGCCGCTACTTTGGCTATGATTTCGCATTACACGGGGGCTGACAAATTAGATTATTTTAAGTACTTGGTCAAGGTGGGGCGGGAAAAAATGGGCGCTAAACACTACGCTATTTTAGAATCTTCTTCCCGTGAGCCAATTAGACAGTATCCGGGTGAGGATTCTCATTATACTATCGACAATTTTCCACGGTTTGCGGTCGAGTCTTAAGCAACCACAGATCTAGCACACACTCTCATGTTAATGTCCCTGCACGGGTTCCCCGTGCGACAATTGTACATAGTGAGTGTGTGCAAAATAAGCTGCGCTACGCGCATCAAAACTACATAGGGCGCGTTTAGCGCATCAACAACCAGGTCATGCCAATAATACGCGGAACGCGCAGGAACGGGCTACGCTATGCGTATCTTTATTGATAATTCCTGGTAGTAACTATTAATTAAGTCGCATAGAAACGGGGTCGTTGTCGTTTGTTTGACAGATCGGCACACTGCGAGAAAAAAAATATTTGCCTATAACATTTGATTAATTCACGTAGACTTTTTATTTACTTCATAACAGCTTCATTTATAAATTAAGCCATTCCACGTATATACAAATCGGATTATATAGCGTATTCTTAAGGAATAGGAAATAAGGCACTAAACGCAGTCGTCGCACTTGTTTCAGCCTTTGCCACTATATACAAAACTATCTGGTTTATTATGTCTGATTTAGTCTCGTTCCCGATTAAGTACCTCGGCGTAGAATCCGCGAAAATTGACGATACCGCATTCTACGTTTTCAAGTTTATCCGCCCTGCTTACTATGCTCCGGCTGCCGCTACTTTCAATATTGATCAGCTTCCTGCCGAAACCCCAAACTTTAAAAAATGGGTGAAGGATACTGACTTAGAACAGTTTTCGATTCTTAATTCTCTTGAATTGAACAAAACTTATACTATGCGCTGGCTTGCTGTTGGCAAATACGACAAAGAAACGAAAACTAATAAGGTTGGGTATACTGCCCTGCCCTTATTAAAGTGACAACTCTACAGTTTGTCGATTTTATTAACCTCTGTTACAAGCCCGTTATTGCCTTTTACTGTGTCGCGATTCCATTGAGGTTAGTTCGTTCTATCTATCGAGGTATGTGATGCCGCCTGATATCGATCTAGTTTTAGTCCTTGCAAAAACTATTGAGTTTGGAGTATTCAATCTATGTCTATCTCTCCTGTACAATTTATTTTAGGCTCTGCGGTTGTTGACTGGCCTAAAGTCGATACTCTTTATAATATTGTTTCTGATAAGTTCTTACCCGTTGCGGTTACGTTCGTTACTGCTTGTTTATCGATTGTTTTAGCTGGCGCTATTGTTAAGGCGTTCGTTCTTAAATGA